CCCTATCATAATTAATAAGTATATTATTGATAAAGGAATCAAAATGAACGGGAGTGCCATTAATACGAAGACGACCAGTATGAGGTTCAAGGGCAGGGAAAACAACAGCCGTAACAAGATTATTGATTTTAGACCTAGACTCTGGTGTAATGGTATTATTCTCGTCTTCAAAATCGTCCAGTACAATAAGGTCGTACCTCTTATGTAGTTTCGCACCACCACGTATACCTGAAAGATTAGATTTACTAAGAAGTTTGCAGCCATTTTTAAGTTCAATATCATCTTCTGTCCATTTTCTTCCTTTTAAATTCCCGAAATAATACGTAAACTTATCATTATATTCCAAATGATATTTTATATAATCTAAATTAGGAACAGAAATCTTGCTCGATGCTGCTACCCATCCATAAAATAATGGTTCCTGAGTAAAACAAAAATCATGTAATATACCACATTTTGTCATAACAGTCTTGCCATGTCCTCTCGGCAGGATAACTGCAAGTTGTCTAATTGAAAGATCATTAACTGCATCAGCCACTTCATAATGGAATGCCGGAGTTTCAGATCTCATAAAATCATCTGGAAGGAATAGTTTACCAAATGCTATCAAATCATTTTTAGCTAGCATTAAGTCTTCTTCAGCTTTTGATATATTTTCTTTATTTATATTTGCCATTCTTTTTTTCTTTATCGAAAAACATCATCCATATAATCCTTCCATCTGCTTGATCCTTACCCCAACCTTTCCATGGGTATCTACTGTGGAATATTGAGGTAGGATATATCAACATACGATTTTTCCTTACAGACACAAAATTATCTATACTCCATTTAGACTCATCTTTTGAGTCATCAACAATTAATCTATTGTGCTCTTCTTTATTAAAGTCAGTTACCTTACCATCAACCTCATATGGCAAAAGCCACGATCTCCCGTACTTTTCATGTCTCCAGAAGGCAGTGCCATAAGGCATAACTTGGCCATCTGAATCCAGTTTATTTAAGGGATCAGGAGGATCTGATAGATAAGCTAAACAGGCCCATTGCGATCCAATACCGGTATCTGTATGGATACGCATATTAATATCAATCTCTTCTGTCGATAGTCTTAAAAAGCTGTATCGTATCTTTAAAGGTGTCTTTAATAGTACTGAAGTTCTATCGCACATTGCCTCACTTAATCTCTCGGGCAATCTAGCCACTTCAAATCCAGAACCCCCAGCCTTATGCAGGCTAAATTCTGCCTTCTCCCTCGCCCATCTGGATAAATTATCTATCCAGGGAAACACATCATCTTGAACTAAAACATGTGGTAAATCTTGTTGCATATTCTCTCCCCTATGCTTTTTTATTTCTCTCTTATAATACTTCTTGACATCAGATACTTTGTAAGTATATGGATGCCCCATTTAATCCTGCATATTTCCTGGCTTTCTATATCTTGGAAGCTTTGGACTGTTTTCAGGATTGTGCATAAAATCTGGACCCATCCTTCTTATCATCTCATCCATCATAGATCCTTCGTCAGCTTCATATAACTGTTTAAATCCATTAACTGCGCGGATGCTTTTTCTTCCATACATTCCATCTACTTCCAATGGAGCCACATCCTCGCCATATTTAACAGAAGCATAAGTGTTCCATAATCTCTGGACTCTCTTTACGGATGCAAAACTGGAAGGATCAAATGCATCACTGATATATTTATAAAGTTCCTTTGATGTCTCTTCTAGAACTGCAGCAGTTTCCACATCTTCTGTATACATTTGTTCACCATTGGCCATTGTCTTTCTCCTTATAGCGGGACATAGTCCGGTTTATATTTTACGTCAGGAAGATCAGCCATATCCCAACTAGTACCAAATGGATCCTCATTCAGTAACATCTTATCCATTAATTTATCAGTATTGCCAGTAGTAGTTTCTGCCCAATCCTTAGTTGCCTTATCTAAAAGTTTCTTCTCATCAACCTTGGCAGGTTTAATTTCAGAAACATTTTTTACCTTTACAGATTTATCCTTTGTTGAAGTACTCCTCTTCTTTAACATTTTTTTATTTTTTAGATTCCAATACTTATCCTTACTCTTATCCATCCTATCATATCTCTCATAGTTTTTCCTCAATGATTGCATAGCATTAGCAAAATATGCTTCATTAGAATTTATCTCATCATCAGTCATGTCATCATAATTACGTCTATTTAAAACTGAAGAAACCAAGTTGGTAATTGTTTCATCATTAGCATAAGGCATCTCATTTTTATACACATTAAATACTAATCCATGGGTCACTTCGTGGCCTAAGGTGGTCCTATAACTCCTTAAAAATGAAGGCTTTACACCTTTGCTGATACCTTTATTAGGAATATAGAAATCCTTTTGTGCACCGATATAAGGGGAGATATCTTGTGCTGATGCCTGTGACCTTTCTGGATAAACTTCTTTTGGGATAATTTCAATCTTTTTTAAATAGTTCCCAACATCATAATCGGTAGTATCAACTAAAGGCTTGTATTTTCTCTCAATCAGTTTCATTGCATCAGAGTAAGTATAAGGATCATCCTCAGTTCCACCACCTGTCAAATCACGAAGATTTGGGTCAATAATAGCAGGACGAGTGGGGTATATTGGAAATTCGCCAGTGGGTGTTGCTCTTCCTAAAACATTTTCACGATCGGCTGTAATAGCATCCATTTTATAAATAGGAGTAGTTGCCTGGAGAGAGTAGACTTCAGAAATGTCCCTACCCTGTTTAGCTGATGCTATGCCCACAGGAGTATCCCTGATAAAATCAACTATAGCAGCACTATCCTCTGCTGTTACTTCACTGCGAATAGTACCGATAAATTCTTCATCATCCAGTTCAATAATATCTGACATTATTCTTTAATCTCCTTTGGTCTTTCAACTTCTTCAAGTTTTTCTGGAGTAAAGCCCTGGAACAGTGCTCCTGTGATCTGGGTCACTTTTGTCTGGTTTTTATCTTCAAGATCCATTATGTCGCTTAACTTAAAAAGCGCCCGTAAGCGCACATCTTCCTTATCAGACTCCTCTGCAGTATCCTTGATTCCGCGTAAGATATAAGTTTCATTGATCCCAAGATCTTCCAGTATTGGCTTTAATTCTTCTTTCATTGCTGTCTGTATCCTCTCAGTTTTAATCAAATTACCAGCGCGTACATTAGCATATCTCTTGTTATTAGTGGGAAAAGATTGTACATACGCATCCTGCATTCTCATCCCAGATGCTATATAACGAACAAACATCAATTCGCATCCAGTTAGTTTAGATCTTAGCTCAACACGATCATTACGTCGTATATCACCACCGAAACTATATATATTATCACGTCTACTGGTATCCATTGTTGTATTACCTGCTACTAAAAAAGTTCCAGTACAAGTTCCAATGTAATAAGCAGTCCTCACTTTGCCCATAACTTTTGTCATACTGCCATGTCTAAGAACCTGAATGACAGCACCATCATCTGCAAGCACCCAGTCGTTTAATCGACCCAGTCTCCAATCGTGTTGGACTTCCAGACCTTCTGGAACTTCATCCAGGTCATCATAGACACAGTGATTGATCTTATTTACTTTATACTGTCTCATTCTTTGCGCGAGCGTAGCGAGTAAGAAAACGCGTCAGCGTTTATGTTTCCGCTATTTCAGTACATTTACTGAGGATCTCAATGATATCGTCTGAAAAATATTCTGATATATCAACTGAACCAATTGTTGTTATGGTACATTGATCTGCAGTTAGTTCTTCTTGGATATATTCAACCTCATCTGTCTTATCATTATATACAATTGTTAAGTTATATGTCTTCAGTGCCATTGAACTACCTCCTAACTAGTAGTAATATTACTAGGTTTATATTTAACATGCAATAGTTTTTTTTATTTTTAAGTACTTGGTTTTAAAGGACTTACAAAATACCGACCAGCGAGTCGGAATCTGAGCAATCAATCCAAACTCCTCCCGTAGATCGTAGATCGCTTTTTGATTGTTTTGAATCCTTAACTCCATCTGGTCTAAATACGTCATAATCTCCTTGTAAGTAAGCTTTCTTTGCATCGTTACACCTCCATCTGTGAATGTGATCTACACCACAATATACGGGACATTTGTCTCCCTTGTCAAGCTTTTTTCCAACTATATGTACTAATACATTTATTAGCAATAAGAGGATCTCACCTTTATCTTCCTGCTGAATACGAATACTGCTATGTTGACTCCACCCAAGGCTAAC